AAGAGACTCCTTTTCCTATCCCCAAGACACTCCCCCTCCCCCCGAATCCCCATACAAAAATATATTCCCATATGCGCCATTTTATGCTAAGATGTATTCATAGGAGGTTGAATATGCAATGAGCCTTTTAACCGAGATGCTGAACAACAACGTTTCCTTTCAACAGTTCCCTAAGTCACAACAGCTAATCTACACCAAATTAGCGGAGACTTTCGAAGAAAACGACAGCCTACTCCTTCTTACTCCAGTCGAACTGGCTACGCAGACGGGAACCGGCAGTAAGCAGCAGTGGCATGATTTTCTAAACTACGACCCAGTTCGAGCATACATTAAAGCGCAGATGGCTTCCCTTGCGACGGTCGCCCAGCGTAAGGCGTTCCAAAGCCTTCAGAAGAAAGCCAACGAAGGCGACGTACAAGCCGCCCGGCAAATTAACGAACTGTCGGGGATAATGAACTCCGGCGACAACAACAAGGTCGTCGTCCTGCATCAGATCGCACGCCCTAAACCACAAACGGAGGTACCAACTAATGGAGACTAACGAACAAATCGAAAACAATTTTAGATCACATCTATTAACCGATGAAAAAGCTTGGAAGTGCGAAGAACTTAGAGGATCAGCTAAACGTCTGGCGTACTTAATTGAAAGAAACTGTCCGAACTCCCGTGAAAAGAGCCTAGCAATGACCAAACTGGAGGAAGCGCTTATGTGGGCAAACACGTCTGTCGCAAGAAACGAATAATGCCCGCCCTTAACGTCGTAACGGATTTCGGCGCCGTACCCGGAACGGATTGTACTCTCCAGTTCGAGAACGCTGTTGCAGCCGCACGTTCCGAGGGCCGTTCCTTAGAGGTACCGCCTGCGTCCGAACCGTACAAGCTGCAGCATCTTGATATACCGGCCATAGAGATGTTCGGTCACCTTGGCACAACCATCGAACACCAAGCGCCGGACAACAACACGGACTGCATTTGGATCACAGGCGAATACGAGCGGCCGACCGTACTTCGGGACCTGACCATCACCGCCCCTCCAAACGTCGGACGAGACCTCGTCTCTGTTCGAAAAGGCGACCACCCGCTGCTGTCGAACGTGTGGATGTATAACGCCAACCGGCACGGGTTCAAAGCAATACCGCATACGAAATACTACTGGATAGAGAATATGGATCTATTCAAATGTAAAGTTATCAATCCCAAGGAAGAATCTTACGCATTCGAAATACTGGACGGCGGCGTTGACCCGGTAACCGGCGAACTACTCCAGCCCCAGCGATTCATCAACTGCACGACACTGTACGGATGCGAAAGCCGGTTAGCCAAAAAGCAAGCCATTCGGTTATCGGTATTCGAGACAAGGGACAAAAACGCAAAGATCTCCAGTTTCAACGTCATTGGTGGTGAGTACGCAGTCGATTACGGGCTGGACCCGATGATTAGGCTGGAAGCCCAGACGAACCCGCTCGGCGGCTTTATCGAAAACGTAAGCTTCCTGAATACGACCATCGAGTACCCCGGATCTGTAGGACAACCTTCCGAACGTCCCGGACATATGATGGAAGTCAGCGGTCTGATGAAGGGTTACCTTGATTTCCGGGCATCAACATGGCACGGGTCGCCGTACTTCATGAAAAACTTCCGGAACTTCCCGGACTACGATGTGTACGACGGCATTGCCCGGCGCCATTACAAATCACAGCAAGGCATGACAGACGAATTCAAATCGGAGGTTAATGTAAACCCCGGTTATGAAGAATATACTGGCGTCGTTTGTGGCGCTGGAGAAATCATCAAAGGCTACGTCTTCGAGCGTTACAACAACGACAAGGTGTATGCCGAATTTACAGCGATGAACGGTAAACAGATTGCGGTCACGTTCACTCATCTGATGGAAGTCCGGTTAGACAACGGGCAGATCGTACTGAAGAACCTACACAGCACGTCGCTTAAATTCGAAATGGTCTTCCAACGCATCATCGTAGCTACGCCTTATTAAAAACCTAACCAAAAAGGAGAATACCAACATGACACTCAGACAAGATACTCCATTCGGGCAAATCGCAGCATACGTAGAAGGATTAGAAGTTAACGGCACAGCTTTATACAAAGAAGTCGTCGATCTTAAAGCCCAAATTGCCGAAATGAAGGACCGTGTAATACCGGTACCAACGCCAGAATGGGAAGTCAAAGCTAACACCATTATCTCTATCGCCAAGGCATTGGACGCTCTTCGAATCCCGTATGTGTTTGGCGGAGAGTCACGGGAAGGAATGGACTGCAGTGGGTTCACACAGTTCCTTTTCAAGCAAGTAGGTTACAGCCTGCCGCGAGTTAGCGACAACCAATCGGACGTCGGCACGGACGTGAAATACGAAGACCTTCGGGCGGGAGATCTGATCTTCTACGACTTTAATAATGACGGGAAGATTACACACGTCTCCATTTGCATGGGCGACGGCAAGATGATCCACACGAATACTCCAGCTACCGGTATCAATATTCAATCGACCTCTTGGAATTATGATGGTATCGCAAAAATAAAACGTATTCTCAAATAAGGGAGAGATCGTAGTGACCAAAGAAACACAAAAAACGCTCGAGCAGACCAGCCAACTGATGGTGAACGTGATGATGTCGGAAATACCGGACAATAAAGAGCGGCTTTACGCTCTAATGAATCTGGAGCAGACGATGCTCTGGATTTACCAGCACATCGATAAGGTGCAGAAGAAAGCAGAAGCGGAAGCGAGGTCGGTTTAAATGGCAATGGATCCACAAGCTTTAATGGCGGCTCGAATGGGGATGCCTGTTGAAGAATCCGAAGATCAAATGATGGACCCGGCTATGGCGGTCGAAATGATGAAGCAGCAACAACAGCCCGGAGTAGCAATGGCGCCGCCGGAGCAACCGGACCCAGCCCAGCAGGTGGTTAGTCAGATCCTTGAATCGATGTCGAGGATTCTTGGTCGGCAGGATTTAAATGTGGAAGTTCAAGCCAAGAGTGTACACACTCTTGCGCAAGCTTATGAGAAGATGACGACCGTTCAGACGCAGCCACAGGAGATCTCAGCGGAGGATCAGCTTCAGCTTGAGATTGCAAAGCTTCAAATGGAGCAGCAGATTCAGCAGCAGAAGTTTGAACTGGAGCGGGAAAAGATGCAGATGGAAATGCAGCTTAAGCAGGAGCAAGCGGCTATGGACGCTCAGATTAAACAGCAGCAAGCGGAACAGCAACTGCGGCAGCAGGAGGAAAGCCATCAGCTAAACAGCCAGATGAGCGCGGACAAGCACGAGCATGGCAAGCAGATGGACGCCGCCAAACTCAGCCTAGCCGCCCGCCAAGCAGACAACAAAAGCAATATCCAAAAGAAATCAGGCGATAAATAATCAGTAGGGGCGTAGTTTTAAGCTACGTCCTTGCTATATCTGCTGAACCATATCCGTAACTATAGGAGTGAAGATAGCATGCCAATGCCAAAAAGTGCTGAATTATTCTTCGGATTAAAGCTGACGGACGAGCAAAGAGCCGTAGCCGACAGCATATTCGACAATCAATTGACGTTTATTAATGCTCCAGCAGGCACAGGAAAAACGACCATCGCGGTTGGCTGTGCAAAACTCCTACGTAAACCTCTCAATTATGTATTCGCTCCAGTTAATGAAAAAGCACTTGGCTATCTACCCGGCGACCTGAAAGACAAAGAAAGGGTTTATCTCACACCCCTATATGATGCGCTTGAAGCAATAGGCGAAAACATACATACCAGCATCTTTGACGAACGCCTATCTGAGCAGCTAAACCGAGCAGCATGGGTTAACACCAAAAGCCACGTTTACCTGCGCGGCAGCAACTTCAACCACAGCATTACAACGATCATCGACGAAGCCCAGAACTTTACCAAAGCCGAACTGCGTAAGGTACTTACCCGAGCAAAGGAAGGCAAGGTGATCGTAATCGGCAACATGCGGCAATGCGACATCAATCCGGCATTATCCGGCTTCGAGCCTTACATGAATCACTTAGGCAAAAAGGAATACGCAAGAGTACTCCAGTTGACCCACAACTTCCGGGGTCAAATAGCAAAGGACGCTGATGAAATATGAACATTAAAATGTGCAATGGTATATGTACAAGTCAGGCAGACGATTACTGCGGGATGTTCACAGAGGGTGAAGAATGCCCAGCCTGTAAATCAATTTGGAACAAAGCCCACCAAGAAAATGAGGAGGAAACCAAATGAAACAGTTTCTTAAAAAACTATGGTGTGCAATCTGGATTCATAATTTCGGACACACGAGAATTGAGCATCACCCGCTTCGACACGTATTTACCTGTAAACGCTGCGGAAAGGAGAACCACTGGCTATGGTAGGAAGACCACCGCTCGGATTAATACCGCGCTACATTCATGAGGAACGTCGATACGAAGACGTGCGTTCTGCTATTATGGAACGACTCGCACAAAACTATCCGGTTCCACCGGAATGGATCAAAGAATACAATGACCTGCTGCAAAGGATTGATTCAAAATGATTTGTATGAGCTGCTACACCGGGGATATGCAGGCGCCGATTGACAATCACCCGGCATACGTCTTCTGCCCAAACTGCGGAGCGATAGAACTCACCTATCTTCCGCAGGACTACCAAATGGACTCACACGCTGTACCGTACGTTGAGCAAGACGGCCGGATCCAGACACAGATCATTGGATACTTCGGGGGCTACGGCTCCGGCAAATCAAGAACATCCCTAACGGAGGTGCTTCTTCGTGCCTTGGAGAATCCAAAAGGAACTGGCCTACTTACTGCTCCGACTCTGCAGCAGCTTAAACGAACAACCATTAAGACATGGTTTAATGAAGTTTGCCCACCGGCTTTGGTTGAACGCTACAATAAAACAGATGGGGAAATTGAACTTGTCAACGGATTCGTCTTTTATACTATCCCATCTGATGACGAAGAAAAGCTGCGGTCGATCAACGCCGGAATAATTCACATGGAGGAAGCCAGTGGCATCAAACGTAGTATTTACGATCAGCTTCTTACTCGTATGCGGGATCCATTTGTACGCAATCGGTTATTCGCTGTATGTTCTAACCCTGATTTGGGCTGGATCAAAGAGGTATTCGCTGATAATCCGGCTCGGCGCGACGCTGCTCATCCTGAGCATGATCTGTACAACCCTTTTATCACTACATTTATATGGGAAACAGCATTAAATAAGCATCTGCCGCCGGACTTTATCGCAATGAATAGCCAAGGTAAACCGGAATGGTGGATTAAGCGATACCTGAAGGGCAGCTTCTCGCATTCCGAGGGTATGGTTTACCCGGAGATTGCCAGCTGCTTCACTACAGAGCAGGAGTATCTTGAAAAACACGACCTGAAGGACGGGATTCCGGGTTCATGGGAACGGTTCGTTACGCTCGACCACGGTCTGCGGAACCCGACGGCCGTTTATTTCAATGCGATCAATCCAATTACAGGGGAGGTTGTCACGTATAATGAATACTACGTCCCAAACCGACTCGTTCCGGCACACGCAGCTGCTCTCAAACCACTTATTACAGACATACCATCTGGACGTCTTCGATTCATGGTTGCTGACCCATCGATTAGGAATAAAACTGACCCAATCAATGGTAAGTCAGTACAAGGACTATATCAGGAATACGGACTCTTCTTCACCGAAGGAAACAACAATGTCGAAGCCGGACTTCTTAAAGTAAATTCCTACATCGAGCGCGGTAAGTGGAAGATCTTCCAAGACAAATGTCCGAATCTGGCCAAAGAGGGCATCAACTACAAATTCGTCGAAGTCACGATGGACAACCTCAATGAGAATTTGGACGAACGGCCGGTCAAGGCACATGACCATGCGATGGACTCGATCCGGTATGGGTTCATGAGACTCCCGGATGATCCCGAATTATTGAAAACTGTTGCCTATAATGCCCCAAATCGGTATACTATAGTAAAGAGCGAATACGAAGAATCGTATAACGACGATGACGGAATGAACGGTGATTGGCTTTCATATGTCTGAGAAAGGAGCATACCAATGGCAACTAAACCGAAGACCCACCCGTATGCGGTAATGTACAAGGATAATACTCACGTAATTTATGAGTTAACAAATGCACATTATGATACAATTTGTAAGGGGCTTGTCGAGAATAAAAGCGGCGTGGTACTGACTGATATAGGCGTACTGATGCTGGGAGACGTCCGAGCGGTCATTAAGCAAAAACCACCGGAGGAGACTACTCCAGTTACAGCAGCCGATCCGACGCTTTCGCCGGAAGAGATGGAATGGGTTCTGCAGTACCGAGAAATGACAGGAAGGACAGGTGAGTACAACTAATGGCCGCAACGAAGACGAAAGAAGAAAAGCAATCGAAGAAACGGATCGATGAAGAAACAGCTGCCGTCCAGAAGATGTTCCAGCGGTTTCGCCGGGCCGAACAAGGCATGGGCGCCAAGCACAGCAAATGGAAGATGATCGACACCTTCGACCGGGGCGAACAATGGAAGAACGCTAACCTGCCGCCGTGGGTACCGAAGCCGGTCAACAACATGATCCGGTACTTCCGCACATTGAAACGGGCTAACTTGGCTTCAGCTATTCCGAAGTCTACATTCTACCCGATCATGCCGGATTACACGGAGCAGGTCCGCCGGTTGCAGGATGCTTACGATCATATCTGGGAAGCGGAGAAAATTCCCCGGGTAGTCCGCAAATGCGTCGACCGCGCTATCGCCCAAGGCACCGGTATTGCCTACGTCTACAATGACGAAACATACATAGGCGGCGTGTACTACGAGAAGGATGATCCCCGGAACATTATGTATCAGGGCCGGATCTGTGCGAAGTGGTGGGCAAACACCAACTTCTTCATCGACCCAGACGCCTACCGGCTTAAGGATGCAAAGTTCATGGAGACAACCGAAGTCCTTCCGCTCGATTACATCAGGAAGAACAAGAAGTTTATCGAGTATGCAGGCAAGCTGAAGCTTCAGGGAATGAAGGGCGATCAGGTTGACAACGAAGATAGTTCGGACGGCACGATCTTCGACCGGGACAACAAGCCGACCGATACTGGTATGGGCCGGACTGACGGCGAAGACATGGCCACGCTGCATTGTCATTGGGAGCGATACTTGAACGACGAAGGCCGCTGGCAGCTGGACTGCACCTACTACACCCGGAACAACCACTTCATTCTGTACAAGATTGAAGACGTGAAGCCGAACTGCTACCCATTCGCGGTTATCTACTACGAAGAGGAAGAGCAGGACTTCTGGGGTACCGGTCTTTCCGAAGACGTACTGGACAACCAGCAGGTCATTAACAAAGCCGACCAAACGGCATCGATCATCGGGGTTCTTCACCAGAATCCGCAGAAGGTTGTATCCCGGGAGTCCGGCATCAACGCACAGGAACTGGCTAAGTTCGGCTCTCTGCCGGGCCGAGTGTGGACAACCAACACGGATCCGCAAAATTCGATCCATCACGTCGAGCCGCCGGACATCCCGAAAGGTTTGTTCGAACTAAGTGACCGGGTGAAATCGGATATGCGCGAAACGGTCGGTATCACGGAATCCTATACTGGCGAATCCGTAGGTTCCCTTACTACATCGACGGGCGTCAATTCCCTGATTGAGCGTGCTACAGTTCGGGACAAGGACAAGATGATCCAGATCGATGATTTCATCGAAGATTTATCTGACATAATTGTCAAATTTGTGTTATACTCATGGAAGGACAAGCGTCCGATCATGAAGACTAACCCAAATGGTACACCAGCGTTCGGCGTGTACGAACCAATCGATGAACTCGATGCCGACAACCTTGAGTACCGGGTGAAGTCCGATGTTTATGCAAGGGCTCCAGTCACGCAGGCCATGAAGAAACAACAGGCCGATCAGCTGATGCAGCTGCAAGGTCAGTTCAACTTCAACCCTCCGATCATCACACCGGAGGAATGGATTATCCTGCAGGATTTCGAGAACAAAGCCGACATACTGCGCCGGATGGAAGACGACCGCAAGAAATTGCAGGCTCAAGAAGCATCCAATATGGCGCAAATGATACAGCAGGTAGCCGATCAGGTTGCACAAGCAAAAGCTGCAGGCGAACCGCCGCAGGTTGTGGAACAGATCGCGATGCAGGCTGCACAGCAACTTCTCCAGCAAAAGCAGGCTGAAGATGCGAAGAACGGTAACTTATCCCTGCCAGCTAACCAGACACCGGCTCAAGCACAAGGGCCGAAAGGCACCACGGGCGCAATGGCAATGAACGCTATGGCTAAAGGAATGTAGACTCTTTTCCTGCAGACGGGGTTTGCGACATTTCCCCCTCATCTCTAGGCGCGACCACAGCGTTTAAGGAAGAGATCGTGGCGGTCCGGCTCACCGAAGAAACGAGCCAAGACTTACCTCTTGAACCCCCCAACCCAATGAGGTATGCTTGTACCAGTTGCTGCTACTTTTTCTTCATAACCTTTTTAAGGACTACTCTTCCGGGTAGTCCTCTTCTTTTTGCCCATCCACTTTACGCCGCTCGGCGTGCATGAATCGAGAATGAGGTGGGATAAGTAACCAACCGCCCATGAAATAGAAGATTGCCAAGAGAACAGCACGAACACTACTCCAGATGTTATCATCGTCATCCATATTGTATGCGTGAACCCCCTATGCTTAAAGAATAGCCAAAGCGGTATCAATCGGCCGGCCGGAGCCCGGGGATGATCGGCGTCTGGGAATGCTGCAGCGATCAGCATGAAAGCCGGATTCATCCACTCCCCACTGGAGATAAAGAACAGCCACAACATAAACGCAAAGCCCACATGTATTTTAAAATTGAAGGCACACACCTCCCCTACCTACATAGCATACCCGTAACTCGTAAAAAGTATTCACAAATCTAGCAAACAAGTATTGCATTATATGAGAAAATGATGTACACTATCACCATAATGGTAGATTAGGATAAAAGCGGTTGGTGTCGACAATCACCATCTTAATCAATACCACCTTCGCTACCCAGCGCAAAAGGGAAAGGAGTTTTCGTTTTATGGACTACGAAGAGTACTTAGCAAGTCTCAGTGGCGAGGAAGATACTTCTTCCATCGAAGATGCCATCGCTCAGATCAACAAATCAGTGGACGATATCGATAATCCTCCAGCTGAAGAAGATACCGACACCAATCCCGAAACTGACCCAGAGGGTGAACCTGAAGGGGAAACGGAAACAGATCCAGAAGGCGAACCGGAAGGCGAACCAGAGGACAAGCCGGAGGGTGAGGAAAAGCCGAAACAGTCGGCAGAGGAAAACGCAAAATTCGCTGAAGCCCGTAGACAAAAAGCTATTGATGACCGTGTTCAGGCTGAACTGAAGCGGCTTCAAGAAGAGTCGCCGGAATTCAAGATGGCGAAGACCTTGTCGGAAATGTACAATCAGCCGGTTGAAGTAATATATCAGCAACTGGAAGAAGCGCGGATAGCGAAGCAAGCCGAGCAGATGAAAGTGCCTGTCGAATACCTAAAGCAATTGGAAACGGAAAAACAGGAGCGCTTAAAACTGGCCGAGCAGTTGAATCAGCTTCAGTTCGAAGCTTGGACTAACCGCATGGCACAGGAAGAAACGCAGCTGAAAACCGAGTACCCAATGCTTACGGACGACGACATGATCGAAGCGAAGACCTTCCTGCTTCAGCGCATCGGCCGAGATGCACCACTCGATCAAGCGGTGAACGCTTTGTTCGGAAAGAAGATCATCCAATCCTTGAAGCAGTCCACCAAAAACGAAACCCTTGCCGAACTGTCGGGTAGGAAGAAGGGTGCGTTACCCCCACAAGGTGGAAAGGCTGCTCAGAGTTTTGACTTATCTGCGGACGAGTTGTATATCGCCAAGCAGATGAAGATGACCCCAGAGGAGTACCACAAATACAAAACCATGTAAAGATAGGAGGAACTTGTTATGGCATTAGAATTTGCTCGTACGCTGGACGGCTCTGACGGCATGCAGATTCAAGACTTTGCTCTTGATACATGGGCTGTCGCTGCTGCTGGTTACAACCAAGGAATCACAGGCAATTCCGCTGCACCAAAGAAAGGTGATCTGGTATACCTGAGTGCCGGTAAGCTTCGCCGTTGTGCGGATGCTGCTGGTCAAGAACCTATCGGTATCATCGAAGGTTTCGAATTCGTAGGACTTGGTGGCCCTGCTACCGCTACAAACCCGGTTGACAACAGCGCAGTGAATGCAGCATTCACAGCTTCCGTTACTGACACGACTCGCTACCCTAACGGCGTGGCTAAAGTTCGTACAGCTAACAATGCTGTGTACCGCATTCCTGTAGTAACGACTGCTGGCCTAGCTAACGTAGGCATCGCTTACGGAATCACTGTTGCTGCTACTGGCGATCAATCGCTCGACTTGACTGAAACGACCAACACTGTTGTGAAGGTTGTTGATTACAGCAAGGACGGCAAAACAGCTTATGTTGTTCCTGTTACTAATCCAACATTCTAATTAACTAATTGACGAAAGGGGGAAACACCCTATGTTGCAATCCGCAAATTTCGGACGCTTACTGGAACCGGGTCTTCGTAAAGTATTCTTCAATACATACAAAGAGATCGGCGAACAGTATAGCAAGGTGTTCAAAGTTGAAACGTCTAACAAGGCCATTGAAACTGATCTTCGTCTCGGCGGCTTCGGTTTGTTCGAGAAGAAAGATTCTGCAGGTTCTGTCCAGTTCCAAGATCCTACTGGATCGGCTACGCTGCAATACATCCACGAAGAATTCGCTTCCGGTTTCACAATCGAGCGTAAACTCGTTGATGATGAGCAGTACAACCAGATCAACAAGTACTCCTCGAACTTGGGCCGTGCGGCTCGTGCTACTATCGAGACTCATGCGGCAACTGTACTGAACAACGCATTTACGGTTAACGGTTTCGACGGCGTACCTCTCATCTCCGGTACACACAAGCGTCTTGACGGCAAGTACATGTCGAACAAACTTGGACAAGCTGTCAACGTTGATACCGGCGTTACGACAAATGGTACGACTGCAACTCCGCAATTCAAAGCAGTCTACAACGGTGCACTGTCCGACCGTAACCTTAAAGGTGCATTGATTCAGGCACGTTCGCAGGTTGATGATCGCGGCATCAAGATCCAAGTTCAACCTAAGAAACTGGTCGTTCCTGCAGCTTTGGAGTTCGTCGCTAAGACGATCATCAATTCGACTGGTATCTCGATCTTGGGCGATGGTTGGGCGAACAGCACGACTGTTGATTCCAACACCAGCATCAACGAGATCAAGAATCGTCTGGAAGTAGTAGTCATGGACTACCTGACTTCCGACACAGCTTGGTTCGTAATCGATCCAACTGTAGCCGAACTGAACTTCTTCTGGAGAAAGAAGCTGGAGTTCTCGCATGAAAAGGACTTCAACACAATGCAGGCGAAGTACATCGGATACATGCGTTACTCTGTAGGTTACAGCGACTACCGTGGTATCGTTGGATCTGAAGGAACCGGTGCAGCTTAGTAATTAATTGGCATCAATATGTAGTTGATGACTATTGAATGCCTAAATCTAAACCCCCTTACCCTCTTAGGTGAGGGGGTTTTCTACATGAAGGAGGAAGCCAAATGAAACCTGTCACACGTACCGAGGAGTACCTCGAAGTTAAATTGAACGAACTGATAGCGGAGCAAAAGCGCACGAATGAATTGCTGCTCCAGTTGGTCCCGGCCGCTCCAAAGGCCAGAAAGAAAGGGGAGGTAAAGAATGATGCTGAATAATGGACTACCAATTGATGATGATAATCCGGTTCCCGTAAAGACAGTCAGCACCGTAGCTACTAAAAAAGCATTTTTGTACGATGTGCTGATTGATGATCTCCAGCTTGCTGCCGGAGAAGAAATGGCTATAACAGTTTCCGTTGAAGGCTACGAATCCGTATTCGTTATGGCTACCGGCGAAGCCACCTATGATTTATACTCTTACCCATCGCCAAATGCATCGGACTACATGGAAAAAGAAACGCTGGCGACCGGCGCTGCTGCAAACGTTGGTGTTACGAAAAAGCCAAGTATGCTGGCACCTTACCTTAAGCTGGCGATTAAGAACACAAGCGCTGGCGCAGCGAAATACACCCTTTGGGTTTACGGGGTATAAGGAGGGATTTACGTGGCAGTAGAAATTTTCGAAAACTTCGCTAACGGTGCGCTGGAAACAGGGTTTCCCGGAACCGGCTATAATGGATGGAACCTGCATCGTGGCACAAGCCTATCCGTCATCGACTTTGGTGGCGAAAGGGTATTCGCAGGCAAGACAGCCGACTCTGGATCGAAGCGTATGGCTCGACCTCTGATCAATGCAGGAGGTTACGGGCGTATCGAAGCCAAGTGGAAAGTCGGAAGCAACGTAGCAGCCGACTATTCAGCTGCGAATAACTTCTACGATCTGGGTTTTATGATCGACACGACAGACGTTACGACGATCACCGGCGCCAACAAACGTGCGATCATGCTGTCGTACGAAGGAGCAGGCTCCAACGTAGGTATCAAGATCTGGAACGGAACGAACAACGTGAACATCCTCACCATTGCTTCAGTTCCTGTGGGTGAATGGCTCACAGTAACGCTTGTTGCAGATGGCACAGGCCGGTATACGGGAACTGTTCGTAACGCAGCTGGAGACCTCATCGCAAATGGATCGAGAGATGTACCGGCTGACGCAGGCAAGCAGCTTTACGCATTTGTCGACTTTGGGTACACGCAGAACACGAACCAAAACACTTGGGGTACACAGCTGGTGATGAAAGATATCATTGCTCGAGATGACTTTATCCGATATGACGAAGTGTCCCAGCGCAGAAACCTGCACTTCTCTCCAGTTGTTAACGGCGGCGATGTCTGCTATGTGCATATCCCGAAAGATTGGGATCCGGCGGTCGACAACACGAAAGTTATCCTTGCCGGACACGGATACAATGCCACAATTGGATTTACTACGATGCTTTCGGCTCCGTTTCCAGACGGCGGCTACGTTTATGGAATCAGCAATACGCACGGCAATACATGGGGCAACGACCAAGCTGTCTCTGACTTGGATGAAATGCGCAAGTGGATTGTTACTTACTGCGGTGGCAGCGAGAAGGTTTACACTCACGGCTCCAGCATGGGTAACCTTGTAGCCTTGAAGTATATCGCCAAGCATCCTGAAAAAGTCCGCAAGCATGTTGGTGAGATCGGGGTTTGTTCACTCAAAAACCTATACGATAATGCCACATTTACCGGATCTATTCAAACGGCTTATGGTGTGACCCGGTTCAAGGACATTCCAAAGCTGCATGATCCGATCCAGAACCCGGACAAGTTCTTAGATACACCAATCATGTTATGGGTAGGCACGACTGACACGACCGTACCGCACGGAGTGAACACCCGCCCATTCGTTGACAAAGTAAGCAAGCTTGGCGGCACTGTGATGTACATCGAAGAACCGGGCGAAACACACTCGCTGGACGTCGATCCAGATCGTTACCTTGATTTCTATAATGCGAGTATCGGACTTTCCGATAAGTCAGCGGCAAGAACAGCAATCGTTAAACTGGACGCAAACTCCGCTTACGAAATCGTGACGAGTGCTCCAGCTACGGTTTCCTTCCTGCTCGATGCAACGCAAGGTACGCTCACAGCAATCAGTGGAACCAGAGAAACAGTCAAAACGAAAGGTCGCCCTACGCTACTGTTGCTGAAAGTGACGGACGCCAAGTACGATCTATCGAATATCACAGTCACCAAAATATAAGGAGGAAATCGGATGGCTATTACTTATCTGCAATCCGACCTCGTGGCTCAAGTACTGCGGAGGGTGGACGACTCGCCCTCCTCGGCCAACGTGGTCGAATGGCTCAATGCCGGGATCAATGTTATGGCAACCCGGGTCAATGCAATTTTCCCGCTGCTAAGTGCTACAGATTCAAACAGCAAATTGCCTTTCGATGATAAGTGGTCTGAGATCCCGGTCATGTATGCCTGTGCACGATTCAAGCAGTCCGACCTTATGACAGGCGATGCTCAGATGTATATGCAGCAATTCGAATCTCTGATCCGGGAGTTCATCATGCGGTATGAGGTTCCGGCCCAGTACAAAGACGATCCGAATACGGAGCAGTTTGTGGCGCTTGCCGGGCAGACGGTCTTTACGATCACGAAGGAAACGTTCCATTCGGCGACGGGCGACTTGGTCGTATACAAAAACAATAAGAAGCTGCTGACAACTCAATATGAAGTCACGGATACCGGATTCGAACTGGCGCTTGGTGCTTCAGTTAACGACTTCGTTACGGCAGTTTGGGAATACCATGTAGATTTACTGGAGCCGCCATACTCATGGTGGACTTGGTAGAGAGGAGAGATAAAGATGCGCCAGAATATAACACCCAATTATGCGCAGAAGGTGTTCGAATCCTATACGGACTTCTCCAGTGGACTGAACTCCGAGATCGCCAATGAAAAGCTGCGCGACTCGGAGTCTCCTATTTTGGAGAACGTTGACATCTCATCGAACGGTTCAATCAAGCGCAGGTACGGCCGGACATTGAAGGCTACGTTCACAGGAACCAAAGCCCAAGGCGTGTTCCAGTACCGGCAGCGAACGGGCAGCACGCTTGTCACTTACTTCGTGGCGGCAATCGACGGTAGGCTCTACATCAAGGACACCGGCGTGCAAGCTTGGACAGAGGTCATCGTATACGAAGAAGACGGCACAACTCCGACCACCTTCCAAGCAACCCGGGACATCGACGCAGCCCAGTATGGCGACAAGCTGTACATCGCCACCGGCTCATTCCTTTGCGAACTGCACTGGACAGGAACGGCGTGGAGTGCGAAAAAGGTTACACCATACCAGCCGACCGTAATGGAAGCCCTGTATATCGGAACGAATGCGCTGGCCGATGAACCGAACTTATACATACAGGACGGCACTCCGGGTCAGCTGAACGTAACCGGCATCCAGATCACTGATCCAGATACGGATAACACCCTGATCTCCGGCGCGGTGAATAAGAACCTTGATCTGACGGCGTTCATTACGAAGGCGGCGTCCGGCGACACCATCGAGTACCAATGGGAAGTGAAGAAGTCATCGGAAACCACTTGGCCCGGTACTCCAGCGCAGGCCTTCGATGCGACGAAGAAAACGTGGACCTATATGCCGACAGAAGCTACGAACTACGACTTCAAGGTAACGATCCGCAAGCAAGGAACAACAACGCCTACTGCAGTTTGGAACGTGACGAAGTACGAGGTCAAGGCCACGCTCGATCCGACGAACAAACCATTGGTTACTTCAGGTATCCAGACCTGCAATAAGATCGTGCTGCACTACGACCGGCTGATCTTAGGCGGCGATACCACGGCTCCGAGCCAGATTTATGTATCCGATCTGACGAACCCGGCATATTTCCCTACTAATAATACAGCCAACTTCGACACCGGTAAGCAGGAAGATGTGACGGCAATCGTCAGATTCCAGAACCATCTGATCTTCTTCACGACATCTTCGATCCAGACGCTGCTCGGCAAGTCGCCGCAGGATTACGAACGGAACCTGATCCATGACGGCATCGGCTGCGTATACGGTCGGACTGCACAGGTCGTAGGTAATCAGGTGTTCTTCCTTTCGAACGAAGGTGTTCAGTCTCTCCGGCCGAATCCGTACCGGCTCGAGAATATGAACGTTGATCGTAAGGACTATCCGGTCAAAACGGAACTGGGGCAGGCAAATAAAGCCAACGCTTGTGCATACGTGAACAACAGCCAGTACTGGATATGCCTGCCGGAAGCCAAGCTGATCTACCGGTACAACTTCGAAACAGATGCTTGGGCCAAGGATAAATCGGATAAGCTGGACATCGTGCATGCAACCGTACTGAATGATGAGGTATTCGAAATCACGAAGACAGGTATCATGTATGTGCATGACAAAACAATTTACACTGACGATAATTACGTGTATGATATGATCATAGAGTCTAAGTATTTCGATTTGTCGGCGACATTCAACTACAAGAAGGTCAAGAAGTTGTATGTGTTGTCTCGCGGATACACGACTCACTCGGTCGATCTATACGTGACCGTAGTTGCCGACTCCACGGTTGTTCTCAGCCCGGAAGGTGGACACGTTCAGATCGTCAACGGATTTGCGGAATGGGTGGCTGAAACAAGCCCAAACATGATATTTGCTTCAGGTTCAGTCATGGGCGAATGGGAAGTTGGCCGGACACCACTCGGTGACATTCAATTAGTCGTTAACAAAGCTGGTATTCAGGGCAAGGCCCGGCGTACGAAGATCCGTATTCGCCACAGCGACCAGAACTCCTGCGAAGTATACGGCTATGGCTTCGAGTTCCGTTTGGCCAAACCATAAGAAAGGGGAACCATCATGGCGAAAATAGCTGAAGGCGCACTCTATAGATTCAAGACGGGGGATATCGTCGATGCTGACGTTGCCCCCCAAGGGGGAGCCCTTAACCCGATCTTCGAAACGATCCGGGTAGCGCTCAACGATACGGACACCCGTGTCGATAACACCTACAATAAGACAGAAGTCGACACCAAAATCGCAGAAAGTCAGGCCGGTGTGGTTGTGTCGAACTCCATTACGAACGATAAGTTGGCTCCAGATGTGAAGGTCGGATCTCTCGCCGCGCTAGTCACAACGGATAAGTCTAATGTAGTCGCTGCAATTAATGAAGCTGCACAGAATGCAGTTGACGCTTATCAAAAGACAGGCGGTCAAATCTTCGGCGATCTCACTGTATATAAGAACAGCCCGGCGGTCCACATCACGTCGTCCGGTGACCTTGCTGAAAATTCGATTGCGGCTCTGAAATTCGAAGACCTTAGTGAGATTCCACATTGGACGATCAAGACTCGTGCTGCTGAAAGTCTTGGCCCAACGACTTTGGATTTTGTGAATCACGATGGAATCACAGTCGCATCGATTGACCAAAACGGCTACATTAAATCGAATGCCAGATCCAAAGTGCTGGACACGACTCTTACGACGACGCTGGAGTCAACGATTGCATCGTACACTCCGTTGGCAGCAGCTAACTATTTCATCGGTGTGTATCTGCGGGTAGTTACGGGTACGACAACTGTAACCGTTAAGATTACATATGCTGATGTAACTGGAGCGCAGACAGTAATATTGATCGATGCACAGTCCACGGCAGTCGGCAGTTACAGCTTGCTTCCCTTCTTCTGTAATGCGGCAGCTGGCACAGCTATCAATGTAAAAGTAACAGCATCCGTGGCCAACCAAGTTAAAGCATCAGCTACGATCATGGAGGTGTGACAGATGGCAGGATTTCTATTACCGGGTGATGCCGTCCCAAGGGACGTCAAGGCAGGCAAAAAGTTCTCGGCCGGTGTCCACTACAACAAGCCGGGAGAGATGATCGGCGGCAAGGAGTCTGCAACAGGTATAGCGACAGTTACTGCAAGTAGTGGATACCATAAAATATCGGTTCGCGG